GTCCCATTATAATTGGTGCCGCCACCACCCGCTACAACCAAAAACTGAACACTTAATGGGGTGCCTCTGCTAGGAAAAGAGCCAAACCCGTTTACGTTATAACCGAATCCAGACATGATTACTCCTTATGCATCATTCGCCGCGTCAGTGGTAAAGAACAACTTAATACCTAAGAGGCGAGCATCGCCTGACTGATTGTCAGCACTTACATCTCGCATGATCTGGAAGTAAGTCTGCGTATTTACCGCCGCGTTAGCTAATGTGACCGCGCCACTTACCGCTGAAACAGTCATGTCATTTGATGTGCCACTAAAGGCTTTTGCTGTAGCCACTACATTCGTTCCAAAGGCGGTGTTAATGCTTGCATCATCTGCCATACAGCCTCCAGATAAGCCCCACGCTACCGTGCCTGTATTTGTTCCTGTTACTGTCCAAAAGGCTTGAAATGTAACCGTGCCTTCGTTCCACGACTTAGGAAAACAAACTGTAAACTGTGCGTTCTCATCGGAACTCGCGTCAAAGTCTAAACACTTTATTTCGGGGCCGTTAGACAGTTCGACTTGCGCTAAAGCATCACAACCCGCTGTTGTATTAGGGTACATAGCCGCCGCAGGAACATAGATAGTCTCAAGACCTGCAACTTTAGCTTTTGCGCCCCCAACATCTAACGTACCTGCAATTGTGACGTTAGTTGTGCCGGTGGGAATCTCAATTACATCAGCATCAGCGTCATTCTTGATCGTAACGTCATTTGTTGAGCCTTGACCTGTTAGGATAAGACCTTCTGCGGCGGTATAACCTATTGCCGCATTGTCTCCTGCCGCTGTGTCGCCGTCAGGCTCAAAAGTTGCCGCTGTAGCTACACCAACAATATCAACATTAGTTGTTCCCGTTGGAATTGTCAGTACAGTGCCATCAGCATCATTCTTGAGCGTCACATCAGATGTAGAACCCTGACCCGTAACAATAATACCTTCAGCGGAAGTGTAACCAAGCGCGGCGGCATCACCTGCGGCTGTATCTCCTGTGATGTCTGGAGAATTTAACACCGGAGTTGTTAGCGTTTTGTTAGTCAGCGTCTGTGTTGCCACAAGACCAACTAACGTGTCCGTAGATGCGGGTAGTGTCAGCGTAATGTTGCCGCTAAATGCGCTGTGGGCAGGAGCTAGTATTCTTGCATAGTGCGCGTTGTTTGACTCGCAATAGAAGTCTATATAAGACTGCGCTCCACCATTTTTTATTTTAATTGCACCCTGACTAATAACAACGCCATTACTTGATCCACCGGACACACCAAGGGTTCCAGCAATTGTTGCGTTTGTTGTTCCGGTTGGAACTTGTAGCACAATGGTGTCAGCATCGTTTTTAATAGTTACATCGTTAGTCGAGCCTTGGCCCGTAAGTATTAAGCCCTCTGCCGCCGTAAAGCCTAAAGCGGCTCCATCTCCTGCCGCAGTATCTCCCGTAGCCTTTAAAGTTCCCGCCGCAGTTAAATCTCCCGCAACTGTTACATCGACAGTGCCTGTGGGAATTTCCAGTACATCGGCATCAGCATCATTCTTAATGGTGACATCGTTGGTAGATCCCTGCCCTGTTAGGATAAGACCTTCGGCAGAGGTGTAACCTATCGCTGCGTTATCTCCTGCGGCAGTATCACCGTCTGGCTCAAATGTAGCTGCCGTAGCTACACCTACAATGTCTACGTTAGTAGTGCCTGTTGGTATGGTAAGCACTGTGCCATCAGCATCATTTTTTAATGTTACGTCTGACGTTGAGCCTTGGCCTGTAACAATTATACCGTCTGCTGATGCATAACCTATAGCAGCAGCGTCACCCGAAGCTGTATCTCCTGCGGGCTGTATAGTGCTAGCGACGAACAAGTCTCCTGCTAATGACAAGTCAGTAAGGACATCATACAAAGCCGCACCGCTTCCCGCGCCATCAGAGGCAATAGCCTTAGTTTGCCCTGCTAATATAGCTACATTAGCCCCAGAACCTTGAGTGAACGTAAGGGTATAGCTAGTGTTATTCTCGATGAACCAAACTTTAGATATTGTATTTGGGGCAAGAGTAATAGTAGATGCTTGACCTCCGCCTGTTAGCTTGAGATAAAGAGACCGAAGCTCGCCATTTGTAGCCGTACCATCGGGCATTGTTATAGTAGAAGTTGATGCGTCAGCGACTGCTTTAGTCGCATAGCCCATAGCCTCACCAATCAACTCTAGGTTAACATTCGTTTCTGTACCCCACGTACCAGAAGATTCGCCTGTGCCAATCTCTTTAAGTCTTAAATCGTTAACATAAGTTGCCATTACATAAACCTCACGCGGCTATTTCTTGCCAATTTGAGTTGGTCTGAGACGTATCTATTAGTCCCCATACATTTGTTGTGCCTACCTCACCTGTACCTGAAACGCCTGTGACATCAAAGGTAACAGAAGAGCCTATTATGACACTACCTACTGATCCTACACCTCTAACACTTGTAACAGAAGTTTCTGCTTTTGCGCCTACAACTACACTACCTAATGCACTTGTACCTGCAACGCCAGTGGGTGCTACAGCTTCAGGATCTCCCCATGTAGCAGACCCCCAAGTTCCACGTCCCCAGCCGGTAACATCCGACACTATGCTATCCTAATAATCGCATTGCTAGCATCCGCTGCTGGGAAGGTAATAGTAAAATCACCTGCGGTTGCTGTCTTGTCTGCCCCAAAGTCCAACACACATACAGCTTTGTCGGAATTTGTGTCGTTGTATATTAACGCCCCTCTCGCGGTAATAGATACCGTAGAGAATGTTAGGTTACTGAAATCCGTAAGCCCTGTAGTACCAGAAGAGCTAGGGTTTATATTAGTAAGCGCGGCTCCAGTAGCACTATAGTTAGTACCACTTGCTTCACCGGAACTTGTATACGCCGTTGTAGTTGCACCAAGAGATGCAGAGTTAGTATACAAAGCTAGCTTGAAGCTGTTCCCGCCGCTTGCTAGGAAGTTATGAGTACCTTCAAGCAGTTCTTTTTTAAACGAGGTACACATCGCTTGTGATATAGCCATTACAGTCTCCTAATAATCTCAGCCATGTCTTTCTGTTGATTCTGGTTAAGCAATCCTATAAGCGTAGTTCTGTCGCTCTTGATTGCCTCCTCCATATAATACTTTACTGTGTTAAATACTTGTAGTTTAAACGCCTCTGCCTGTTCCTTTATAGCAGGATGGCATTCTCCGCCTACAGATACTATTCGCTGTGTAGCTATATCAGCCCAAAACTCAGGGTCATGCCCTTTGTTATCGGTAGTGGTTACTCCTACAGAGCCTACACTTGTTACAGCTACGTTAAACATTTTATGATGCTGCCTGTCTGTATTGCCCAGAACGATACGTATCTTCTTTTAATCTACCATCCCCAAGATTCTTTAACAATCCTATAGAAAGTAAGTACTGTTTTTCATACATAGCTACTATATCTGGCTCTCCTTTTAAGAACCGTATGGCTTCCATCAAGGCTCCGTTTAACAATGCTGAATCAAACTCAGTACCTAACCACGTAGTACCTGCCGTTACAATAGACTCAGGATAATACCCATAATGTAACTCTACATCATAGATAACATCAGGAGTTGGCCCTAACAAAAAACTAGTCTGGCTAAAATAAGCATAATGTTTAGGTAGCCCTGTAGTCGCAGGTATTGGATAAGCCTCCCGTAGGAAGTTAACGTCCTTATTTAACAAGTATGTAAATGATCCACTAGAATCAATAACTGCCAAGCTATAGGTGTACAAAAAATCGCTAACAGGTACTGTTAAGTACTGATTACTTGCTTCAGTACGCCCAGTTACATTTTTACGTAATGCAGGTATCTGCACAGAACTATATATCTTCTGTTCAGCTTGCTCAGTAAACAATGCAAGTTGCGCGTCAGTAAACGAGTTTTCGCATATATCTGCAATATTCGTTTTTAGCTCTGTGTAAGTCATAGCCATAAATTACCCCATTGGGCCGCGAGCATATATCCCTTTTGTAGCTGCGCCAGTACCACGGATTTTAATCTCACGCGACTTAGGTGTTTTATGCCTAACTTCTCCGCCATTTTTGTACCCAGTTACCTTTTTTCTAGGTTTCATCTGCATGTTATTACTCCTGTTAAACTGTTACTGTGACTGTACCTACACTACCTGTAGCTAACAAAGTATTGGGGGTAAGCTCAAATGGATCTACTCCTCCGCCCACCGGATACCACCCCCACTGTATAACTCTACTACTATTAGGGCCGGACTCGCCTATGCTTCTGTCAGGACGAGGATCACGTATAGCTTGTGGATCATCTACTGGGAACTCACCCAACTTTAATTGCGGATGGTCGGGGTTCCAACATTCTGTACACGCCTTTAGATTAGTATCGTTTCCTTTTACTATTAAGTTACGTAACTCCCGTAACTTGTATTGAAAGCCACATATATCACATTCAGCTATAGCACGTTTATTTGATGCAAACCTGCTACTCATTATACATACCCAATACGCGGTACAAAACGAGCCGCAGTCTTCTCCCTATCTTCGCCAGCGGCTAGGATAAATTGTTCTTCATAGGCTTCTTTTAGCATACCTATTCTAGGTGCAAGGTCTGGGTCTTTCATAGATATATAGTAAGCTAGACCTGCAACTAGACAAGGTAAAAACCTAAAGTTCATATCTGCTGTTTCAACACCGCTACCTGCATCTTGTACACGCCGCATACGGTAGTACTTAAATATATAATCATTGCTGTCAGGTACGGGCCATACGTTTATTGTAGGATGATCACGTAATCGTTCAATCCACACCTGTATAGGTCTGCCTTCTGTTAACTTGTTAGGTATAGAGGCGTAAGTACTTACACTAATACGGCTTATGTTAAGGTCGGACTGCGTTGCTGTAACGCCACTGTTAGTACGTATTACCTGCTCAAGTAAATCTATAGTGTCTGCGGGCAAGTTATACTCAGATGTGCCTTTAACTAGACTTACCGTGCCTTCGTCTATAGTCCAAAGGTTAATGCCACGGTTCTGCCACTCTATAGTCATTAAGTTCATAGAACGACGAGCGGTACGTAAGTCGTATCCAGAACGCATTTCCCGACCTGCACGTTCCCACGCTTCTTCAGCGATCTCCGTGAAGTCCATATTAAATGCAGTAGTGCCTGACGTAGTCATTATTACCTCTTACGCATAAAGTGTTTTCTTACGTCTACTTTCCATTACTTCCCCACAGCCCCTAGCAATAGACCGCTTACCTCTGGCAAGCCCACCTGTACGTAGTTTTACAGTAGCGGGCTTTGTGTTCTTAACTACCGTCTTCCCCTTTGAACCTGCGCGTTTCTTCTTCTTAGCTGTAGCTGCTCTCTCGCCTTTACTAAGCGATTGCGCCTTGCTCCTAGGCAAACACCTGTCAGGGTTTTTCTTGTCTTTAGACGTTCCACACTTGCCCTTAATCTTGCCGTCTGTACCAATACGAACCCAATCTTGGTTTACCCATTTTTTAAGATCACCCATTACTTTTTCTTCGCTTTTGGCGACTTCTTAGTAGCTACAGGACGGTTTTTGTACCGTTGGCTTTGATCTTTCTTTATCTTCTCCAACTTTTTAGCCTGTGCAGCATGTAACTTAGACGCTTTTTTTAGCCCCGCAATTATCTCAGTAAGGTCTTCCGTATAATGTGGCATAAGAACTACCCCTTTTTCTTAGATCCTTTCGCATAGTTCGGATCTTTGCAATACTTGGATGCCGCCATGTTCGCGTATGCAGAAGGATATGTATCAAAGGTGCGTTTCGCCCACGCTTTACCTTTAGGACATATCTTCCCACCGGACTTATAATACCTACGCATTATCGCATCTTAGCAGGACGTACACCCTTACGAGCAATACCTGCACCACGTACTTTAGCTTTACTGGCTCTTTTCTTAGCGCCACCCTTGGTGTTACCTTTGGTAGCCATACCACCGCCTTTCATACCACCTTTGGTAGTCATACCACCGCCTTTCATACCACCTTTGGTAGTCATACCACCACCTTTCATACCACCTTTGGTGTTCATCATGCCACCAGCTTTCTTAAAGCCTATTTTATTACGAACTTTTTCTGGTAGACTCCGAAGCCCTGTTTGATCTTCAGTAGTATCTTTAAGACCGCCTTTGGCATAACCTTTGGTAGTCATACCACCACCTTTCATACCACCTTTAGTACTCATTTTCGTATTCATAGCGCCACCACCTTTCATTTTAGGCATGTCCATACTCATCTCATTCTTACTAGGAGTTATAAACTTACCCGTTCGTTTTTTGTTTGTCTTTTCGTTCATATAATCCCGTAAAGACTGCCCCGGAGCTAGGTCTTCTTTACTGACCGCCGCCATTTTTTTGCCATCTTTTTCATAATACAAAGATCCAGCTTTTTTAGCCGCCGCCATGCTTTTGTATTGTTCAAAGCCGGAAGGGGTCTGATTTGATTTTGCTTTAGGAGGCGGAGTCGTTGGGGTTGCAGGTTTATCAGCTACAACTTTTTTACTAGCCGCTTTTACTTTATCAGCTTTCTTACCAAGAGCTTTAGCTTCTTGCTCGCCTTTACGTATATTAAACCCTTTACCTACAGGTTTAGCGTCTTGCGCTTTAAAATTAGGAGGAGTTTTTTTAACCACCTTTTGGAAAGGTTTATTATCTTTCTCCTTCGTTTGTTTTGTAAAAGGCTTGCCGTCTTTTTTCTTCATTTGTTTTTTAAACTTCGCCTTCCTTTTATCTTCTGCACGACGATCTTTGGCTGTATCATCGGACTTAAACATATCAAAGATACCCATTATTCTTCTCCTGCATACAAATTGTCAAATGTAATATCTGCATCCATATAGCTACTGTCACACTCTGCACTGTGTGTCCACTGGCTAGGTCTAAAATCTGGTGGCCCTTCCCCACACTCCCAAAGAGCGGGGTTTGTAACTCGTACTCTATTGTTAGGTAGGGCTACTATATTACCTGTCCACACTCCTGCATCAGTCAACTCTATAACGTGACTTTGTTTATGTTGTGCAGGATCATCTGATATATGGCTATCAGTATAATCTACTGTAAACATGTATCTACCTGTATGAAACTCGCCGTCTATCTTACATATCCACGGACTAGAACTAGCTCTATCGTATATATGTACGTGATGATTGCGGGAGCTACAATCCCAAGGCTGACATAACCTTGAAGTCATTGCTTCAGGCCACTCTTCTAGTATAGTGTCCCCTACCAACGCGGTTATGGGCATACGCGCCCACATAGCGCCACCGTGTACATTAGGTTCATTGTCATCATCATATGTCTCTGCCCCAGTAAATACTACTTGAAAGCTGAGTGATCTATCAGGGAGCGAAGTTACCGCTATGGCTAGCGCATGGATATACTCACCATGATATTTTTGATGGTTGTGCGTGTACTCTTTCCTAACCCAACATTTAAAGTGCGGTATGTTTGATTGCAAATAAGCCATTTAACAATTCCATTTACGTAGACTTTTGTTTATGCGGCTATTAGGATCGTTAGCCGTCTTAGCACTCGTATTGCGTTTTTTCATGCCCTTCATACGCGCACAGAAAGACTTACGGCGTTTGGCAGCTTTAGAACCTTTTTTCAATTTATTAGGTTTAGTAGTTACCGCAGTCTTCAGCTTACTGCCGGGGTTTGCTCGTTTATAACTATCTACACCTTTCTGATTAAGGCCACCAGATTCACTCTTGCCTTCCTTGCGTGTCCAAGCAGGGGATTTCTTTACTCCCCCGCCTTCTTTGTAATAACTACGCATAAAATACAGTTATAGAAGACATGTTGACAGGGGAATATTCTACATATCCCCCATCTTTAAACACTATCCCATCATCAGGTACATCAGGGTATTCAGAGCTATTAGCAGAGCCTAACGTAGCAAACTGCATACGAATAGTTCCTGTAGGACTAGTCTCCCTAAAAGTAATAGTACCTGCGGTGGCTGTATTAACAGCATACAAACCCTTCAGGCGTAGTCTACCCCCAAATATAGGGGCTGCTACACTGTTAGAAGTACCTGCGCTTACATTACCTGTAGGATTACCTACCGCTGTTATAGAGGTAATAGAAGTCCAGTACCCAACACTGGTAGATATATTAGTATTAGTACCTGCTAAATTTTCTGTAGCCGCGTTTCCTAGGTGGTCTAATCCAATAATGTTAAAGGTGATAGCAGAACTGTTTCCAGCACAAGTGATAGTAATCTTCCTAGCAGCATCCGTAACATAGGGACTAGCGGTCAAAGTGAGCGCAGCATTGTTGCCTACCCCCGCAGCGGTGGATATAGCCGTTGCACTCGCTGTTGCCGCAGTTATAAATGTCGATTCAATATCCGAAGACATAAATTACTCCTATCAGATTAGCTATTAAGCTGCGAACACAAATGTACCAGTAACGCCTGTACCAATAGAGTCTAAATCGGTAGAGATATTCCAAATACCCGCAGTTGTGCAATAGAAGTAGATACGTGACCCCGTACTCATGCAATTAGTAGCAGCAGCGGCTGGGGTAAATTTTAACTCGGTTTCGCCCGCAGCCGATACATCAAACGTCAATGCGTTAGCAGCGGTGCTTTCAACTACAGAACCTGTGGCGAAAACATCAGTACCTGCACAATCAAAGCGTAAGAAAGCCGTGCCGCCAGCAGTGTCTTTACTCTGAGCGTGAATACATACTACGCCTACATCAGCAGCAGGGAGAGTAGTAATCTGTTGTGCTGCGCCAGTAAACGGGTTGACGTTAATCCCAGCGACGTAGGTTACAGCGCCAGCAGTAGCTTTGGCAGTAACTGTTTGACCAGCTAAAGTAGGTTGGATATTAATACCTAGAACGTCAGTGGTAAAGTTACCATTAACATCAAGATTAAGAGTGGTAGTTTCTGTACCAGTATTAGCTGCTGTTGCTACGATCTGAAAGCCGTTTTCCGAACGAACGGGGCCATTAAAAGTGGTATTCGCCATTAGATTGTCCTCACATGCGAGTTAGGTAAATCTGTCTGCATGTCGTCAGTCGGGC